CAGCTGGTGTAGAGAACCTCCTTCTCAACACGGCCAGAGCCGACGGTGTGAACGTCCCGATCGTCATCGAGCAGGAACCCGGGTCTTCGGGCAAAGCGTACGCGGAGCACCTTGCGACGAACGTCCTACGCGGCTTCACAGTGACGATCAAGCCACCGGGTGGCGAGAACAAGTGGATCCGCGCTCAGCCCTATGTCGCTGCCGTCTCCCACGGCCGCATTCTCATGCTCAGGGCTGCATGGAATCAAGCGCACAAGGACGAGCTGAAAGACTTCCCGAACGGTCGCAACGATGACACGATCGACTCTGCGAGCCAAGGCTTCAACGAGCTCCACCAGTCGAATATTCTCGTTCCGGTGTGGGGTCGTCCGATAGCCCAGGACTCGAGCGTCATCCGCGGCGACTCTGGCAAACTCATCCAAGGCGTAGTGTGGGGGCGTAGAACCCAACCATCAATTCCAGGTGTGAGGTAGAGACAACATGGCCGACGACAAGAAGGTATCACCGATCCGAAAGAACGTGTCGGCACTGATGACACGCATGGGCATCGCTCGTCTATTCGGAACGATGTTCGAAGGGAAGCGGAAGCTGTACGATGTGTTCGGGTACCCGCAGGTCCTGACTGCAGCCCATCTCCTCGCCAAGTATCAGCGGCAGGATCTGGCGTCGAGGGTCGTCGACATGCCGCCAGAAGAGATGTGGGCTCATCCGCCGACTCTCAAACCGACTCACGGGGTCAAGTCGAAGTGGGACGAGTTCACGATCCAGACGCAGTACTGGCAGCGTGTTATCCAGGCAGACAAGCTCCTCAGTTTCGGGCCGTTCGCAGTACTGTGGGTAGGTCTCCGAGGAGACGCCAAGTCGCCTGCGCCCTCGATCTCAAAGGTGGAAGACATCCTGTATGTCCAGGCATACGGCGGTAACAACGTAAGAGTCCTGTCGTACGAAGACAACACCCAGAACCCTCGGTACGGACAGCCTTTCATGTACGAAGTGAAGGTGGGTCCGGAGAACCAACAGAAGACGACCGAGGTGCACTACACTCGCTTGATCCACGTCGTCGATCGCCCCTTACAAGGCCTGATGTTCGGCGAACCTCGGCTTGCGCAGATCTACAACACCCTGGATGACATCCTCAAGGTGGGAGGTGGCTCGGCCGAAACCTACTGGCTGACGGCCAACAGGGGCATGCAAGTCGACGTGGACAAGGAGATGCAGCTCCAAGCCGGTGACGCGGAGGCTCTGGAAGACGAGCTGGACGAGTTTCAACACCAGCTCCGCAGGTACATTCGGACGCGGGGTGTGAAAGTGACGACTTTGGGCTCAGAAGTCGCCGATCCGCGCGGAGTTTTCGAGACTTTGATGTCAATTCTGGCCGGAACCACGTCAATTCCGCAGAGAATTTTGACGGGGTCGGAGGCGGGCCAACTCGCGAGTGAACAGGACAGAGCGAACTGGGCGGAGTACATCGAGCGCCGTCGTCGCGTGTTCGGGGAACCGTACATCCTTCTTCCGACGTTCCAATTCCTGGAAGACCGTAGCTACCTAGCAGAAGGCTCAACGGCCAAGGCCAAACTCGGTACGGACGAGTCGGCTTTCGAGTGGCCGGAAGCTTTCCACATGTCTCCCCTGGAGGACGCTAGGACTCTCGCGGAGAAAGCCAGAGCGATCGTGAACATGAGCCGTCGTGCCCAATTCGGCGATCCGATCGTATCCGACGAGGAATGCCGCACTATCCTCAGCTTGCCAGAGAAACCGAAGGCCGGCGACACAATGCCAGAGGCTCCAGCCCCAACAGGAGCCTTCGGAGCAAATCCAGGATCAGGGGCTGGTACTCAAAGACCGAGCCCAACAGAAGCACCAGGTGCAACGGCCCCGGCAGCACGCGAGGCACCAGATACACGAGGTGGCAACTGAGTCAGTAGTACACACGTATCCACTACCAGAAGGAGCAGGCGATGAACAAAGAGATTCTGAACGGTCAAGATGCAGCCGGGGCCAGCGTCATGCGTCGGGCGATGCTCGCCGATCTGCTGAACCCCAAGGGCCGCTTCGTAGTGAAGTGCTTCGGCAAGGATGGCAAGCTGAAGTGGGAAGACACGATCGACAACCTCGTCACCACGGTCGGGAAGAACGACATCCTGGACAAGTACCTCGATGGATCGGCCTACACCGAAACCATCGTGATGGGTCTCAAGGGAACCGGTTCGGCGGCCGCGGGTGACACACAAGCCTCGCACGCCGGCTGGAACGAAGTTGGTGGTACGAACGCTCCGGCGTACACGGGCAACCGCCCTGCTCCGACGTTCAGCGCGGCTGCAGCGGGCGTGAAAGCGACTTCCTCGGCCGTCAGCTTCGCCATCACCTCGGCGGGTACCGTCGCAGGCTGCTTCATCAACAACGGTGGTTCCGCGACCAAGGACAACACCACAGGCGTCCTGGTGTCGGCAGGTGACTTCACGGGTGGTTCGAAGACAGTCGACAACGGCGATACGCTCAACGTCACCTACTCGCTCGCGCTGTAATAGGCAAGGAGGCGAGGAAAGGAGAACCACATGAAAGTAACTGCTGCAGGGCGTACGAGCGCAATCCCGACCGCCGTACGCGGCCCAAGCGTCTACGGCATCAGCAACAAGGGTGGTAGGTTGCGCGAGGTCGGGGCATTCAACACGACCTCCTCAGCCTGCGTGGTCGGTCTTGCTCGTGCGAGCTCCGCAGGTACACAAGGTGCCGGGCTGACCGAAGTCAACTGGGATCACCTGCTCAACGCTGCCGCGCCACAACTCACGGCGTTCAACACGCACACGGCGGACGCGACGGTAGGCGGCACGATCCGGCAATCGACGCTTGGTGCGGCCATTGGCGCTGGCATCATCTGGACGTTCAGCGATGAAGGCCTCCTGATCCCGCCAGGTACGGCGAACGGCCTCGTACTGATCTGCCCAACCGGCACGGGCCAACACCTGGACTTCTACTTCGACTGGGAAGAATGAGAGGTTACGACTATGCGAAGGCACGTAGGTCTATTCGCAAGGCACTGGCTTTCGGTCCTGTGCATTTCCTTCACCGCAGCTCTCTGCTGCTACCAGTCTGCGACGCTGGCGCAGACGTCGCCACCGCCCGCACAGGCGTTGTCGCGAGCGTGGTACAACGACAAGGTGGAGGTGGAACTCCGACTGAAAGGGCCAGCTACAACCACCAACGCCTCCCCGACGATCCGAGTGGCAACGATCCGCTTTGCCAACGTCAATGCGCGGTACTTCGAGCACGTCTGGCCATGCTGGAATACAGCCAGTTCGTGTCCGCAGGTAACAGGAGTAACAGCCAGGATCTACCTGAAGCTGCCGTGGACGGGAAGAGTCAACGTAACACGCTACATCCTGTGTAACGGCACAGAGTGCTCGCTACCGAACTTCCCAGCGATCGCGGCTAAGCCCGGAGAGGTATATGCTCTGAGCTACGATCGCATAAAGGCTGTGTGGCGAGTAACACCGTACATCACGATCCCGGTACCAGCTAAATGAGCTGACCTCTGTGGCGCTCGAATTCGCGCACGGCGCTATTCAACTGACCACTGGTGCCATCGGCACCACGTTCACGGTCAGCGGTCTGTCCTTCCAGCCGAAGGCGCTGCGCTTCTACTGGATGGGCATCAACAGCGCCACGGACGCCGCGACTGGCGCGGTGAACCTGCGGCGCGGTGTCGGCTTTGCGGCGAGCACCAGCAGCCGCCGCGCGGTGTCCTCGTTCTCGCAGGACGCGTCGCTGACCTCCAACTGCGACACAGGCGCGTACAGCGATTGCGTGGTGGCGACCACGGCTGGCGCTGGCACGCGCGACGGGGCGATTGATCTCAACGCGATCAACTCGGACGGCTTCCAGTTGATCGTGGACGACGTGCTGCCAGCGGCGATGACGCTCTTTTGGGAGGCGTGGGGCGGCAGCGACATCAGCAATGTCACCATCGGCGACTTCGCCGAGCCTGCGGCGACCGGCACGCAGAGCTACAGCGCCACCGGCTTCGAGGCCAGTCCAGCCGCGCAGGATCAGGTGGTCATGCTCGCAGGCGTGCAGTCCACCGCTGCCATCGGCTCCGGACTCGCGGCGGACTCCGGCTTCTACGCTGGCTTCACCACCGGGTCTGGCCAGCAGTGCGTGGTGGCTGGAAACGCCGACGACGCCTCCGGCACGATGGACACCGACGGCTACGGCACTGACACGCGCTGCGTGGCGATGTGCGTGGTGGCAGGCGGCACGACGAACGGACGCGCGGCGTTCAGCGCGTGGGGCACCGATCAGTTCACGCTGAACTGGGAAGCGGTCCTCACCGCGAACCGCAAGTCGATCTACATGGCGATCAAAGGTGGACGCTGGCAGGCCGGAGGCTCGACCATTGATGGCTCTACCGCGAACGCCACTTCGACGGTGAGCGGCCTGCCGTTCACGCCAATCGGCGTCTCGATGATGGGACGGATCAGGGCGGAGCAAGGCACAGCCTTCGACACACAAGACATCATCAGCCTTGGCTCCGGTAGCTCGACCTCCTCGCGTCGTGCTATGGGCTGCATGGACGAGAACGCCACAGCGTCCAGCGCGTGCGAGATCAGCGAGGTGGTGGAGTACGACTCGGTGCTGGCATACCCGAGCACGTCGGATACGCTGCAGGGCACGCGCGACATCAACGCCATGAACAGTGATGGCTTCCAGTTGATCGTGGACACTGCTGGTGGCGTGTCGAGCGTGGAGTGGTATGGCTACCTCGCGTTCGGCAATGAGCCGCAGCAACTGCCGCCGCCGTCGCTCGTCATGCCGCCGATGCGGCCAGCTACCTTTGGAGCGCACTGATGCCAATCGAATTCTTCATCTGTCCGCAGATCGGCGCAGGCACCAAGGCCGATCCTATCCGCGCCAAGTACCAGCAAGGCGTCGGCGTCGTGCGCGCCGGTCAACTGCGCTTCACGCGCGGCGCTGGCGCCGAATCTATCGTGATGATCGAGGCGGACCAGACCTACCTCGACAACGTGGCGGCGGACTCGGAATGCACGCGCATCGCGGATGAGTCGAACATGGACACGCCGCTCACCGCGCCGCAGGTGTCAAACATCCAGAACTTCCTCGAAGCGCGCGGTATCCCGGCGGACTGGCTGCAAGTCGGCGAGACGCGCAGGCAGGCGATCCGCGGTGTCGCGGGCATGTTCCTGTTCAGCCAGCGCATGACCGGCCACCTCGGCCAAGGCTGGAAGGCGCGGCTGGTGACGCACGGCGTGACGCTGGCGACGGAGTGGCAGGCGCTGCCAGCGCAGTTCCGCACCGAGCTGGTCGAGGTGTGGAACACGCTCGCGGTCATGCTCCACCTGTCGCAGATCGTAGAGGCGGACGTATCGCCGACGCTCACCATGCGGCAGGTGTTGAAGGCGATGGGCAACCGCTTGCAGAACGTACCGATCTTCATTGGCGGAGTGGAAATCTAGTGGCCTACGGTGACAACCGCAGGCAGGTCGCCTCCGCGCTGTTCAGCAACGCCTACGGCGTGGATCGCGTGCCGGTAGCGCGCTGCGGCTTCGGCGGTGGGATCAGCGGCGATTGGTCAAACGGAACGGATGATTGGGCCGCTTTCTCGGCCTCCGGTGGAACCGTAAGGCCAACCAACGCATTTGAAGATGCCCTGTTGGAATATACGGGCGTGACGTTGAGCGGCGCGCAATACTCCAAAGTGATTGTCGAAACGCACTCGGCGTCAGGAGGTCAGGCATACGCACAGATGGGGGTTGTCGTCAGGCATCAAGGCGGCACCGATACGCGGTGCTATGTTGGGTACGCTAGCACAGGCCCCGGGATGCCGTCAGGTGACGAATGGAGCATCCAAGAAACGACGGATGCACCTCTAAGCTGGTCGCAGCTGACAAATTCATTGGCAGCAGCAAATCTCGCTTCTGGAGATACTTTGACACTGGAGGCAGATGGCTCCGCGCTACGTCTAGGCTCGAATCGCAGTGGCTCAGATGTGCAAATTGTCTCGACCACTGATGTGACCTTGACCGCTGGCAACCCCGGCGTCCAAAACTACGAAGACCCGGACACCGGCACTGCTGTTTCTGAGGCCAACGCATGGGAAGGCGGCAACATCGGCTTCGGCAACTGGGAGAACGGCGGTGGTGTGTGGGGCGATCTGCAATACGCGAGCGGCGGCCACATCGAACCGACCACAGCCACTACGCTGTCCTCGGCGCGGCGCACGGCAGAATCCTACAGCGGTAATCAATACTCCAAGGTCACGATCCAGACGTTTAGTGGAGCAGCTTCAATCGGCGCGATCTGCAGGCTGCAAGCCGGTGCGGATGAACGCTGCTATCTCGGCGAGGCGGCGGGAAGCGAGGATAACTATGGCATCTATGAAATTGAGGCCGATGTAAACGCCAATCAGCTTGCTGCGACCACCGATCCCGGCGGCGAAATTCCGCTGACTACTGGCGAGACGGTAACGCTAGAAGTTGAGGGCTCCACGCTCCGTCTCGGTTGCAATTCGTCCGGCTCCGACGCGCAGAAGGTGACGACGACTGATGTGACGTTGACCGCTGGAGAGCCGGGAGTGTACCTCTACCATGATACGGCTATTGCCAATTCTCAGATCACTGCATGGGAAGCGGGCAACATCCTCACCGTCTTGCAGCCGCGCTCCTGCGCCACTGGCACGAAGCAGGTCGTGAGCGGCAGCTACGTGACCTCGGTCAACATGACCGGCATCACGATTGCCAACCAGCCGAACCGCGTGCTGTACGTCGCGTTCCTCACCGACGTGAACGTGGGCAGCTTCGCAGTGACGTGGAACGGTGATGCGCTGACGCAAGTCGGCAGCGACATCGTGAGCGGCAACGCGCGGCTCAAGATTTTCCGGCTCGTCAACCCCGACACCGGCAATAACACGCTCGCCTTCTCGTGGACGACGAGCGCGCCTTATGCGATCAACGTGGACTGTTTCTACAACGTGGATCAAACCACGCCGAACGGCACGCCGGTCACCGCGACAGGTTCCTCGACCGCGCCCGCCACCGGCAACGTCACGCGCGGCGACGACAGCATCGTGATCGGCTTCGGCGGCGCGGAGGACACGACCACCGCGCAGCAGGCGATGGTGCTGCCGAAGTCGCACTACGAACTGGCGAGCAATGACTTCATAGAGGAAGGCGAGATTCACCTCGCCTCCAGTTTCGCGGAGTTCGGCTCGCCAGTGCCATTCACGTTCAAGGCCGACATGAGCGGCGATTGGGTAGCCGCAGGACTGGAGATTCTGCCGGTGACGGCGGCGTGGCCTCCCGAGGGCAGCGGCGATGCGCCTGAGAAACTGCG